AATAAATATAACGCTATTTAGCAAAAGATTCAATTCTCTCAAAAATTATTTTACCCCTTTTTATTTTTGTTCTAAAAGTTTCTTCTTTAATATGTGAAAATTCATTTATCCAAAAATCCCTAATTGAATTATATATATTATTATTATATTTTACTTTTACTGATTTACCACTATTTTCACTTATATTTTTTTTATGTTGTTCTGAAAATACTATACCTTTTCTTGAATTACTCATTTTTATTTTTGTTTCTTCTGATGTTTTTTTACCTAACATATTTTTATTACCTTTTTTAGAATCACTCATTTTTTGTTTAGTTTCTTCTGAAAGTTTTTTATCTTTCATCCAAGTATTTTTACCTTTTAAAGCATTACTCATTTTTTTTCTCGTTTCTTCATTTGGAATACAACCAGAACTACCTTCACCACCATCAGTTAAATTACAAAGATTTTTTCTACCGAACATTGAGATATATAGTTTTTCCCAATCAAATGCTCTTTTTTCAGATAAGTTCTCGTGAATAATATCTACTTTATATCCGTATTTATTAACACTATTGTTCCAATAACTATTTCTACCAAACTTTTCCCACGCTCTCTTATCTTTTCCCTTCCCAACGTAAAATACTTCGTTAGAGACGAGATTAATGTGAAAGTATATATAATAATTATTCTCCATCGTGTAAAATTTTAGTTATACATTCATCTATTAATTTAGATAATGTTATTTTATTATTTTTACAATAATTTTGTATTTTATTTTTTTTGTCCGAATTAATACGTAATATAAAATTAGTATCCTTATTTAATTTCTTTTTCATATATATAAGTATATACAAATTATATTAAATATCAATATAAGTCAATAAAAAAAGGGACTAGCGATGTCCCTTTTTTTTAATCTTCCGTCACTACAACGGTCCTAAGTCCCCAACAAGTAATCAGGGGAATTTTATTTACGGTACCAATATAGTTGGAATAACCGTTGAATCAACTTCTTTTGCTTGTGCAGGCTCTTCTGCCGTTAAAGTAATAGAATAACCGTTGAGGTCCGTTTTTGCCACACCTGATCCACCATCTAATCCTGTTAAAATACAACCTTGTTCTTCACCAAATAACCAATATAGACCATTTGAATCTTCAACAATAACAGATAGTTTCTTTTGACCAGCTGCTAATAGTTTAATTTTATTTCTTTTTGCGAATTCCCTACGTGGTATTACTAATGTAATTACATCAGTAAAAAAAGTAGTTCCGTTTTCTAAACTTATAGTAGATGTTTCTTGGTAAGACGATGTATTACGGTTAAACTCAAATTCGTAAAAGTAAGTACCAACATTTAAAGTAATGCCAGTAATAACTTCATCAATATCTTCTGTTATACCTGTAACACTTACAAAGTCGGTAATGTAGATTCTTCTAACACCACCACTATTGTTTTCACAACCTAACGATATACCACCCGTTAATAATTCTGATATACAACCCATTTTATATTTTATTTATTTTTTAATTTATTTTTAATAATGGGGGTAACACCTTGCTACCCCCTTTTGTTGTTATTCGGTTATGGTCTGAAATATACGATTTCGTCTCCGTAGAAATAATCTACACCGAATTTAAAGTCACCTACCAATCTAAGTGTTGGTTGTCCTAATGTTCCCATCATTGAGATTACTAATACATCTGAAAAGTCAGATTCTAGGTCAGTCAATAGGAACATATTAGATAGTGCTCCTGCTACGATAACGTTAGCTGGTAATCCAGGTGCTTCAACAATTTCAATTCCTAAGAAATCCAAAGTTTTTGCTCCTACGTAGTATGCTTCACTTGATGCAGCTGCGATTGCTTGTCTGTAAAGTTTAGCCGCTGATACACCCATAAAGATTTTAAGATCTTCTTTCGGGAAAACAACAGTTGGGATTGCGTTATAAACAACAGTAGTAGCTGAAATAATGTTTGCTAGTGTAAGTGCGAAACCTGTTGGTTTAACAACATCAGTATCACCTGAAAATTTAAACAATAGACCATTACATACATTAATTGGATAAGTTGCTCCAGTTGTGTTACCTTGCCATACGATTGTTTCCAAGTCAGCAGATACTTTTCTAGAAGTCAATTCCAATAGGTATTGTTCCATTGATTGAGGCATTACCTCACCGTTCATTGAACCTGCTCTAAGTTGTTGAGACAAATAATTTGTTTCAAAAGTTCTTGCGCAATATTCAAGATTAATTTTAATTGGACAAACTTCAAAAGATTTTTGTTCCAATGTTCCCTCACCACTTGATGAGAAACTACAATCAGCGTCTTGAAGGATATTACCCAAATCAAAACCTGCTAATTTAATTTTTGATTTTACGTTAGGGATAAGAGTTAGTAACCCTTTTGTTGGACCTGAAAGTAAAGCCGCTGAGTAGAAGCCTTCTGCGTCTCTACCTGTGAATGTTGTATTATCTACAAATGCCATTTTTTTTTGTTTTTAGTTTTTAGTTTATTTTTTAATAAATATTTGACTTTATTAATATGGTCAAAATTTATTTATTTTTTTGTTATTCTTTTAAATCTTTCTAATTTATTCTCCAACGACTCTCTATTTTTTTTCGTTGGTTCGTCAATAACTGTTTTTGATACACCCCCAGGTAATTTAGAAAATTCCTGTACTTGTGTTTTTAATGTTTCAATATCAGTTGATAAATTACCACCATCATTTATTCTAGCTTCCAATTCGTCTAATCTTAAAAGTATTTCCGCAAATCTTGGATCTAAGATTAACATTACTTCGGATATGATAGCCGTTTGTTCTTCGGGTGTAACTGCTAATGTTTCATCAGTTGATTCTTCTTCTACCTCAGCGGTAATTTCAGATACTTCTGTGATAATACCATTTTCAGTAGTGATGATTACATTTAATTCAGGAACAGTATGTTCCCCATTAGGTGCGGGTGTTTGTTCTTCATTTTCACCTATAACAAATACGGGTGCTCCGATAACAAATTCACCTTCTGTGATAACTCTTGTTCCGTTTTCTAATACAGCTTCTTTAAAAGAAATAGATACCTTATCTAATTCTAACATTTGCTTAATTTTTTGTATTGTAGTCATTTTTTTTAGTTTTTATTTATAAGTATTTATTTATTTATTTTTATTTATTTTTTCCATTGAGAATAACAAACAGCTAAACGTTGTTCTTGGTCGGGGAATTCAGTTTTCATTTTTTCACTACCCATACATTTACCAATAAATTGTTCTTCGGTATCATTTCCTGTTGGAGTGGGTAAAACTAAAAACTCTTTATCTAAATTTAATTGTTTTAATTTATTTTCAGCCCATCTACCCATCGGCTTACCACCCCATAATCCAAAAGATATACTAGCACAACTATTGGGATCGTCTTGTTCATTAAAGTCAGGCTCAGCCCTTGATATATAAGAGTAAATTCTTTTGATTGTCTCTATTGATATATTCTCCTTATTCGCTATTTGTTGTGCTCTATTTTTACCAACTAATGTTCCACACTTATTATCGTTTCTTAAATTACGTTCAATAGCTGATTTAGCAATATCTACCGCTTCTTGTGGATAATCATTATAACTTTCTAAAAATAACCTTTTAATAAATTTTAATTTATCTATCTTATTCATCTTGGTATTTTAAATATTGTATAACTAGGTAATTTAGGGTTATTACTATCAGTTGTAAAAGTATCCTTTTGACATCTACAACTTGAATCATCTGCGTTCCATCTACCCTCCCCAATTTCGGAGTGGGATTGTCTATATTTAGGCATCTGAACTTGTTTGGATTGACCATCCCAACTATATTTAAAGAACGTTCCCTGTAATTGCCATCCAAGATTATTTAATGTAACGCAAATAGGACAGGTTAATTCATCTTCTTTACAGACCCAACGCTCAAATCTAACTTTTCTGAATTCTAACTTACCCTCCTTTAATTGTTTCTCGTATTCGTGTCGTAATAACTCGCCTCTTATCATTATTTCCTCCACGTAATCCCAAGAGTGGTTAGCATCATTATCGTTGTTACACGAGTTCCTATCACACTTAGATTCAACCGACATTAATATTTGTTCCATACCCGCTAATATCTCAACGGAGAAACCTTTAACTTCACCAGTCTTTACTATATTATCCCAAAAATTTTGATCTTCAATATATACAGACCCCATCCAAGTTCCTAATGGTAAA